TAATGGTAAGTCTGGATACTGGAAAGCTTTAAAAGATGCTGGGTTTGTTATACACGAAAGTATGTTAGAAGATAATACTGTTACAGGTATATGGGGTCAGGCTGTAAAAGATTTTATGACTGATGAAGCCGCAGAAAGAACAATAAAAAAGTTTGAGAAATCAACAGGCGAAAAATTAAACATTGCTTATACAGCAGAGGCTTTAGGTCAAAACTTTATAAGTCGTGTAAGTACAGCTGGTGGCATACTTTGGACACCTTCACAACTAAGTCGTCTTGAAGGTATGAAGATGAGTCCTAAAGAAGCTTTAGAAGCTTTTGCTAAGTCAGATGGTAAGAAGAAAAAGAAAGACCCAAAGCAAAGACAATTTGCATTAAGTATTTACAAAAGACTTTTGACATCACATTTATCTACAACAGGTGCTAACTTAAAAGGTTTTAGCCAATTAGTATCTATAAATACAGCAGCTGATTTTGTAACCGGTGCAATTAACTTAGGTCAAAGTGCATTTTATAAAGCTACTGGTGGTGATGTTGATAAAGTTATTAAGTATAAGAACAGAGCATGGGGTTCTGTAGTAGGTGCTACTCGTCGTGGTATATCTGTACTAAGTCCTGACTTAGAATATAAATACGCAGAGATGGTATTAAATGCATCACCTAAAACTGTAGAAAAACTATTTCGTGATGTGTCTGGTGATGGTGGTGTGAACGATTCACTAAAACATTTTGATTTAGACCCTAAAAATAAATTAACATCTACTATAGATTCTGTAACAAAAGGTGCACAAACTGTAACCTTAGTTAGACTTCAAGATCAGATGACAAAGACATGGGCATTTGGTGGTAATGTTAATCAAGCTATTATGCGTGAGTACGGTGAGTTACCTGAAGTATTTTTTCAAAGAAAAGATGTAACTCTTGAGATGGCTACCGATAGATTTAAAGATAATGTTTTAGACAAAGCTGCATTTAGAACCATGCGTGAAACTGCTTCTGTAAATTGGTCAACATTAGAACGACAGAGAAATAATTATTTTAGGCAGATAGCCAGAGGTGTTGAGTATGCCACAAACAAAACTGAGCTTGGTTATATTGTACCTTTTGGTAGTTTTTTAAACACAGTTGTTGCTAATGCCGCTGATCTGTCAGGTGTAAATGCTCTTAGGTTTGCAGTTAGAGAGTTAGTTCCTGGACAAAATGCAGACTTTGTAACTCAAGAAGGATCTGAAGCTTTAGCTAAAATGATTACTGGTTGGTCTAGTGTTGCATTAGGTGTACATGGTATGAAACAAGCAGGTTTCTTAGGTGCTGATGAAAGAATTAAACAAGGGCTTGCTTATAATCAAGAAAGAAACAATGACGGATCTATAGAAGATCGTACATTTGATTGGCCAGCTTCTACTATAAGACTTGGTAGTCAAATAATAGCTCATGGTTTAGATGGTAGTAATGTAACAGACTTGGTTACAGACTTTAATCCTGATAAAGTACCTACAGATCTTGTGATTGAGTTAGGTAGACAATTAGGTGGACAATCTGTACGTGATCTTAAGGATTTTGATAGGTCTGTGTGGACATATTTTAGTAATCTATACGAATCTATTACTGGTGGAGATAAAGAAGGTCTTAATAAAACTTTAGATATAGGGTCTAAACTATTAGGCCCACCCGCAAGTAGAATATCTCAAGGTGTTACACGACCTTTAGATCCTGTAAATAATTTAGTTGGTTTAGTTACTGATAGCAACATGATGCCAGATCTTAAACAAGGTTCAGAAACATTTAACCAAGCTACTAAATATGTAAATAATCTCTTTGGTAAATTAGGTGGGGTTCAGGATTTAGATAGAAGAGCTACACCTACCAGAGGTTTTGATCAAGAGATTGATACAGGTAAACAGCTACTTGGTGTTAGAGGTTCAAGAGAACCTAATATGATGGAAGCTATGTTAAATACTGCAGGTATGTCTAGCTGGAGAGCTATAAGCTTTGATGGGCCAGCTGAAGTAAAGAATTATATGGAAGGACTTGTTGCTCCTATACTAGAGACTACAGCTAGGAAATACTTAGATAAGAACCCAAACTTTTTTGAGTCAGGTTCTAAAGGTTTAGACACTAGACAAAGACAAGCACTTGTAACTAAAATAATAGCTGAAGCAAAACAAAAGACTAGTCAGATTATGAAGACTGGTGAATTACCACGTACATTAGAAATGGTTCGTGTTCTTTCTTCAAAGAATGATAAGAAAGTAAGAAAGGTAATGGAGTATTTAGATATTAAAGGAGACCTATCAGGAATACTAAAGGATGAGGATGCATTAAGCAAACTCACCCGAATTAAAAACCTTGTAGATAACTACGATGCTATATTTTATGGAGATATGAAACTAGACTAATCATCATCATCTTCCAGTATGTGATCAGCCCAACCATAAGCTTCACGTTTAACTTCCTCAGTACGACCAGCACCCCTACCACTTGCTAGTATACCCGACAAGGCTTGACCTGTCAGGTATAGGCGAGAGGTTAGGGGTTTTTCTTTTGGCCTATTCTTTTTAGTGTAGGCCTTGGCTTCCTCTTCTAGAGGTGGTAAATTATTCTGCTCTGCTTTAGTTGGTCTGCCCATGTATCACCTTATTTATATTTTTCTGATTGTGCCTCAATCATCTTATCAAGATACCATCTTGCTTTCTTAGTATCTTCTAAGGGGTTTCCTTTATAGGATGCCCTATGATTATACTTAGTAACATTACCCTTACAGTAAGCAATGAATCCATCGAGACCTAACACCTGTCTAATGTAATCAATACATTCTATGTTACCTTGATTGTAGTGTGCAGGTTTTTCTACAGGATCGTAAATAGGTTGGTCTTTCATTATATTAAACTCCTTCCATTTAGCCATTATGTATTTACCAACTCTGCTGATGTATAAGGTATGTGAAAGAATAGTTCACCTTTTTGTATGTACCTACCCTTAGCCTCTGCTAAACTTTCTTTAGTTAGCAAGGTATCTTTAATACGCCATACTTGTTTCATGTCTTCACGGAACACATAGAAATTTAACACCCCATTTGTACCATCATACTTATCCAGTAAACGTTGCTTACGTTCTGGTATACGGATCTCAGACCAATGTGTAGGCCAATCTTCCTTCCAAGCTACTTTGACTTCAGCTTCATTGAAGTATGTGTAGCCATCTTTTTGAGAGACGACATCTACAAAATAGTTTTCTTCGGTATTAACTATAGTATGTCCTTTTGATTCCAAAAGTTTGACCAAAGTATCTTTAGCTTTCTTATCGTAAGCTTGATATAATGCTCGGCTAAAGTTCTTTCTTACTGGTTTCATTTAGGTATTCCTTTAGTTCTGTGTAGCCCCCAAGGTGAGTGCCATCTGGTTTAAATATTTGTGGTACTGTAGTGTACCCTGATTTGCGCATTAAAGTCAACAACCATTTACTACTTGCTGACTGTACGTTGTATGTTGTTACCTGACTTCCTGCAACACCTCTTAGTAATTGTAAAGAGGCATCACAGAAGTTACATTCGTTTCTAGTTATTACTATCCACATTAAACTAAGTCAACAATCTCACAGCTATCACCACTACATGCTAGTGTCTGACTACCTGCTGTATTATCTTCTTGTTCATACTCAGATAACTTATCCCAATCAATACTATCAGGCATCTTATCTAAAAGAATATGATAGTCTGTAGCTAAACAATCTTGATAAGGTGCTTGCTGATATGTGTGTTCATTGAATGGTAAGAATGATACACCTGACATCTCATCAAAATGTTTGTATACAAATGCACCTACTTCAAACCATTCGTTATTCTTTACGTTGATAGTAACAGATGGTTTATGTTCACACCATGATCGTTGATAAGCTAACCACATCTCTAGCTGTTCTATAGCAGACATGTCAGCAGTAACTGTTGCACCATCTGGAGCTTTCATAGGGAAGCTAAACACAGTAGTCTGGTCAGGCTTCATTACGTCTGGCTCATTAGGTATACCTTGATCCATCATGAACTGTGTCAACGGGTCTTTGTTGTCTCCACGTACAGTGCGAATATAATAGGCTGAGTGACGAGCGTGAATGCCACTGCTAGAGTCAACCAGTTGGCTGACAGTACCGCTTGGTTTAACACAGCTGATAGCAGTACTGACAGGGATATCAAGGCGTTCAGCCCACTTAGCATTAGTAGCAACGGCGATTTGTTTGAGGTGTTCAAGAGTTTTCTCCAGTCCTTTGTTAGCCTTTGTAGTTAAAGGGTTGTCCATAATACCTGTCATAGATACACCAAGTAATCTTTCTTCTTCGGTGTTATTCTGCCATGACTTACGTAGGTAAGGGAACTTAGTAAATGATGATTGTATTGTACCTAATATAGTAGCTATACGTACCTTACGTTCTAAGTCTTCTGAACTATCAGTAGCTCTTACAACTACCTCTGTTAGATTACAGAACTGATTAGGCCGTAAAATTATTTCACTACATGGGTTAGTCCCAAACTCAAAGTTAGGGTCACGTCTGCCATTTTTAGCTGCTTGTTTCTTAGATGCTTGTCTGTTGAAGATACCACGTTCACCTGATCCTGACTCAACCAAAGCCATCCACTCACGCATGAAAGATAAACTGTCAGGCTTCTCAGTGTATGACACAGAGTTGTTAGCCAAGGCACGTTGAGGGTCATTGTCCCACCATGAGCCTGACTTAGCGTGACGCATACGATCATCAGATAGATTAGATAGAGAGATCATAGCTGACCTACGTACACCACCTACTACAACTACCTCACCAATCTTACACATGATGTCGTGACATTCTAGTGATGATAGCTTACGTCCTTTAGCATCTTTGAATGTCTTAATAACGAAGTTGAATAAATCAATCAAAGGCATTGGGCCTGATGCTCTACCACCAAATGTCTTTAGCTTTGCACCTGCAGGTCGTACCTTAGATACATCCCATCTAGGTATCTCACCACTATAAAGTAATGCAACCATTTGACGTAGTGATTTAGCCCAACCTTCTTTACTATCTTTAACTACGATAGTTGTTTCACTCTCATACAAAAGCTCAGGAACTTCTGGTAACTTCTGTACTGATTGACGTTCAACAGAGAAGCCAACACCAGTACCACACAATAGAATAAACATAGCTTCATCAAATGCTTTAACATCATCTACAGCTAGGTAAGAACAGTTGTAACCTGCTGTATTGTCACGAGCTAAAGCAGGGCCAGCAGTCATCAATGCTCTCATAGAAGGCATTACTTCTAGTCCTAGTATAGCTTGTTCAATCTCAGCTATCTGCTTAGGGTTATCACCTAATGCTGGACGTACTAAGTTCTTCATGTAACGATCTACTGTTTCACTCCAAGTTTCCCTGCGACCTTCATCATCAAGCCAACGTGCATAACGTGACTTATGTATAAAGGATTGATAGTCGGTTGGTAGTGTGTTATTCATCTATTATCTCCTGATCCTTTTATTTTATTTCTATCTTGCCTACTGGTAAGCTTCTCAATATTTATATCTGCAATCTCATCTAGGTTATATCCTATATCATTTGCAAGATTACTTAGATACCATAGAACATCTCCTAGTTCTTTAGCAACTTCATGTCTGTTAAAAGTACCATCACGTACTTGTTTCTTAACCTTCTCAGCTACCTCACCAGCTTCACCACAAAGCCCCAACGTAGGGTATAGGACTTTGTGGGTTGCAGGGTAAATAGCAAAGCTTACAGCTTTTCTTTGGTATTCTCTAAAGCCAATAGCCATATTTTTTCCTTTGCTTTATACTATTATTTTTTATCTTCGGCTTCATCTTTGATACCTAATGAATCTTTAAGCTCATTAGTCTTCATATTTTGAATAGCCCTTACACATTGTACCATATGGTCAATAAGTGTAATAGAGTTTTGACCTAAGTTTAAGATAGACACAATCTCATTTTGTGCATCTGTAAAATCTTTAGTATCAAATTCTTGTTCGTCAATAGTTATTTTAGTCATGCTGTTTTACCTCACAGTCAGTTACATTTATGTCATCTATATCATACAGATGATCTCGGATCACCTCACCTAGTACGGCAAGATTATACTTAGGGTCAACCTCTAGAAAGTTTGCAGTGGGGTCAACCTTAATTATTAAATTAATTTCATAGAGCAAAGTGAAAGCTCCTAGTTATATTTAAGTTGATGAACAAGTCAAGAATCATTTGTGTATCCTGATATTATTAATGGTTCTATACTGTCATAGAAATAAGATGACCATTCGTATGCGTCATTGAGTTCTTCAAAATAAAAGTTACCATCGAACACATCACCGTCTACTTCTGCCTTACATACTAATACGAAGTTAGCATCATCAGGCCAATCATCACTATCAGGAGTATCATCTCTAGATGTTGGCCCAGATATTATACCCCAAATTTTAACACTCATTTTTTCCAGTTCCTTAATAGCTCCATGTAATGATCTATACTTATCATAACTATCCATGGTTGTCTATCGGATCTATAAAAAACTACAGGCTCACCTTTGGCATGATTACTTGCTTGATCTATGTAACCATACGCAGTCTTGAAGCCAGACTTACGCCTCTTAACTTCTATTGTAATAGGCATAGTCTTACGTGCGGCAGGTGACAACTGTATGTCCTCACCTGAGTCGCCCATAGTGGTTGACTTGATGTCATCTGGTTCAAACTCAGGGAATGTTTCAAGTAACTTATCCCTGACTTCTTGTTGACCAGTTCTACCTTTGGCTTTACCCGCCCTCGACATCAAAGATCTCCTCTACATTAGGTTCTTTTTCAACGTGTACTAAGTACTCAACACCATAAGAGTATTGAAACTTACGTGCATTAGGCCAACAAAGGTTCTTGAAGTCACAAAATGTACATGCCCTAGCTAACTTAGTATTAGGACTAGTTTTGCTGGCAGGTACTGGTGATATACGTTCATCAGGTATTTTACCTGCAACCAATGATTTAGCATGTAGCATATCCTTCTTCTTAGTCTTCAGTTCTTTACTGAAGTCATACCTATCGAGACACATCTCACCTGTAACCTTATTGATTACAAGGAATGCACCTTCTTTTTTATTTGTTACAAGTGGATCTTCTTTACCTGCATAAACATAGGACGACAACTGAGACACATATCCAAACGGATCTTCTTCTCTCAGCTTACCTTCTTTAAACTTCTTGAATGAGAAGGGGCTAGCTGTCTTAACATCCACAGTCATACCATCTATAACAGCATCACGATGTCCCTTAATACCATGCACAGATAGTCTATCTTGCATACCTACACAAGAGTGACCAGAGGCTTTCACCATAGCTAGTATTAACTCTTCTATCATATCACCATAGAAAAACATCAAGTACTTCTCAGCCTTGAGTTTGATACCTTCTTGTGCTTTGTTTACTTTGTACCACAACTTTCTGTCGCAGTCTGTACCAACACCAGATAAAGATAAGTATCCTCTTGGTGCTTGGGGTTTACTAAATCTTGCAAGAGCTGTATCAGAGACAGCCTTACCCATCTCAGAACTGATAGCTTCATTCCAACCACCAACTCCTAAGAGAACACCCTCAAGATCTTTTATTAATGTATCTATTGTTTTCATATTAACTCCTCAGTTAAAAAGTGGGGTAGGAAGAAAGGAAAGGAAACACCTACCCCACAAGTTGTGCTTAGAACAGTACCTCGTTCCCAGCTACAGGTTCAGATTGGGTATCAGATGGAGGAGAATCATCTGAGTCTGGAACATATTCAACATGCTCTAATACTTTAACCTTATCTAAACGTGTTCCTACAATACCTGACATCTTAGTGTCATATACTGATAGTAATACTTCTACTGTAGAACCATTACCAATAGTTCCATCTAACTCATAGTCCCAAGCTGTATCATCTGCTTTAACAACTACAGGTGCGCCACTATCCCAGTCACGTCCTGTATCAAACTTGCGTACAAACTTTACCTTGTGTCCTCTACCTTGTAGATCAGGTGAGCCTTTCTTAATAGACCGAGATGCTTTTAGTGCCATCATATTATCTTCATCTAAGATAACATCAATAGTACATGCACCACCACATGCTTCATAAGCACCTTGGTATCCTTGCATATCACGGTTCTGAGTGAAGACCTTTGCCCACTCACCGATGCCTGTTAATTTTACTTTTCTTGTTGCCATATTGGCCTCCATTATTGTTAATGTATTTCACTATACGTGTTACCGTACTGTACGTCAATACCAAGGTCAACATTTAATTTGAGTTCTTGGTTAACTTTTTCAATAGCCCAGTTAAGTGTTGCAGTATGATCACTCTCATCACCTACCTTAACTTGGTTAATTGACTCGTCGTGAAACTGCCCAAGTATATTGGGACGTTTCGTCATGTAGTATGCTACCCACTTGTCAAAGCAGTAAGCACCTGTTGATTGATTGAGTGTAGAGAATACATCTTTCTCATACCTTAGACTGTGCCAGAACTGACTGACAGGGTTCTGTACCCACATCTCACCATTGATTGTACGAACTGACTGAGACTCAGAGAAAGCTTTTACTGACCAGTTACGATCCCAATATGCAGATAACAAAGCAGCTGCTTCATAGACTGGCATACCTGTGGTACGTGATAACTTAGGTGCGCCAACGCCATAGGT